CTTACGAGCCAACTGAACAGTTACAGAAGGAAGATATACGATAGACTTACCACCAGGCATATGCTTCTCAATAGAAGGGAACATTGCAGCAGGGTCATCATAAACATGGTTAGTACAAAGGATAGTAGTCTGAGTAGTAGCACCGAGATTAGTGCAAGTCTGCATAAGAGACTTCATAGCACGAGCTTTAGTACCCATATCAGATGAAGTACTATCTTTACCCATACGGCTATGCTCAAGTTCTGACTGAAGGTTACCAAGTGAGTCGATAGCTACAATGAACTTACCTTCAAGACCTTTCTCCTTAACTGAAGTAAGGAACTTATACAACGCGTTACGAGTCTGCTCAATAGTAACACAAGGTACATACTTAACCTTACTAATATCAAGACCAATACGTTCAGCACCTTCAGGGTCAACAGCATTCTCAGTATCAAAGATTACAGGAATCAAACCTTCTTTCTGAGCATTAGCCAGAATCTTAAGAACAAACAATGTCTTACCAGTCATAGACTCTCCACCGAGCATTGTTACTCGACCTTTAGGAATACCTCCATGAATAGAACCTGACACAATAGCATTAAGAACATAACTACCTGTATCAATCCAACCACCTACACGAGATAATGTACTATCTTCGAGGTAAGTAGCAAATGGGTTGATCTTATCAATAGAGTCAAGAGCCGCGAGGGTATCTTTATCAAAATTACTCATACATAAGTATTATGGCTGCTGGTTTAGCATAATCAACAAAAAAAGGCTACCGGTTTCCCGATAGCCTTCTGTCTTGCTAAGCTTAAATTAATTATGCATCTTCACCATCAGCACCGAAGAGCTGAATTACTTCTGGCTCTTCAGCTGCAGCAGGTTGTGCTGGAGCTGGATTGTTAATGGCATGATACTGCTGAGTGATCTGGGCAGTAAGCTTAACAGTAGAAGTAGTAATAGCTGCCTTATGGAAGGTCCACTCATTATCTTGTTTGTCACCTTCAATGAACTCCATAAAGAGATAAGGGAAGGTTTGTACTTGAAGCTGACCATTTTGTGGATCAGGCTGTACATGTACAATGACAGGATTATTAAGAGTCAAAGTCTCATCAGTTTGACCTGTCTCAACTCCAACGACGGTACGACCTACTTGGTCTACAATAGCAATGATTTCTTTTTGATCACTCATATACCAATATTATGGATGCTACCTACAAATAATCAACTACTTGATTAATTTTTTTTTCATCTTAAATAAGTGTATGCCGTTGAACCCACTAACAGGAAAGACTATTTTTGTTCAGATAGCTTCTTATAGGGATAGTCAATTACTACCTACTCTCCATGACCTTATTGATAAGGCAGATGAGCCAGAGAACCTCAGGATTTGTATTTGCTGGCAACATAGTGAAGAGGATTATTGGGACCACTTAATGGAGTTTGAGGGTGATGATAGGTTTACTATTATTGATGTTGATGCTAAAGATTCTAAAGGAGTTTGTTGGGCAAGGAACCTCATACAACAAGAGTATGATGATGAAGACTTTACATTGCAGTTAGACTCGCATCATAGGTTTGTAGAAGGGTGGGATACATTGATGAAGAATCAGATCCTACAACTACAACTTCATGGTCATGAGAAGCCTTTGATTACTGGCTATATGACTGCTTTCCATCCAGATCAAGATAAAGATGAATGGGCTAAAGAACCATGGCAGATGCGCTTTGATAGGTTTACTCCAGATGGTGTTATATTTTTTAGGCCAGATGGTATACCGAACTGGCAAGATAGAACAATGCCTGTACCTGCAAGGTTTTACTCTGCACACTTTTGCTTTACGTTAGGAGCCTTTTGTCATGAAGTGCAGCATGACCCAAGATACTACTTCCATGGTGAAGAGATTACTATTGGTGTTAGAGCTTATACACATGGCTATGATTTATTTCACTCTCACGCTCTTGTATGCTATCATGAGTTTAGTAGAGACTATAGACCTGATAAGCACTGGGACACTTATAGTGATTGTGGTAAACATAATAAAGAGACTTATAGATTAATGAGAGGTCTACTTGGTATTGATGGTGAGTCTTTATCAGAAGAAGAGACATATGGAACTTATGGACTTGGTAAGGTGAGGACTATTGCTGATTGGGAACAATATGCTGGTGTAAGGTTTAATGATAGAAGTGTTAAGCAGCCTACAGTTGATGGTGAGTTTCCTCCTGTTGATAAAGAGCTACCATTTAATAAAGTCTTTAAACATTGTTTAGATATACCCACTGATGATCTTAAAGGTGCTAATTTTGTTGCAGTTATACTTAAGGATAAAGATGGTAACGATATCTATAGATATGACTTTACTAAGGAGGAAGTAGTTCAACACACTAACGGTAATGTTGTTAACCTATGGGTAGAGGCAACCGTATTAAACAAGCCAGCTGAATGGATTGTATGGCCTAATAATGGTGATTGGGGAGAGTGTATAAGTGGCACTCTATAGGAACAAGATTAAATAAGTGCATGTACGAGAGTAGCACTATATTTATACAAATTGCTTCTTACAGGGATAAGGAACTAAGACCTACTATTGAGAACCTTCTTAAGACTTGTAGGTTTCCTAATACTCTACATATTTGTATTTGTCATCAGCATCACCCTAAAGATAAATGGGATCACTTAGATGAGTATAAAGATGATCCTCGATTCACTATTATTGATATAGACTCTCGTAAAGCTAAAGGTGCTTGCTGGGCTCGTAATAGGATACAACAAGAGTATAAAGGTGAGGACTTTACCTTTCAGTTAGACTCACATCATAGGTTTATTGATAACTGGGATGTTGAGTTAAAGAAGATGTATGCTCAATGTGAATTGAATGGTTCTAAGAAACCTCTCATTACATCTTATATACCAGCTTATGATGCTGATACAGGTAAGCCAATTGATCAAGAGCCGTGGGCATTGAACTTTAACTACTTCGGTCATGATGGACCATTGCATACATTACCTGCTACTTTACAAGGTTGGGAAAGTATGGGTGGTCCTGCTAAAGCTAGATTCTTCTCAGCTCACTTTGCATTTGCTGATGGTGCCTTTAGTACTGATGTACAACATGATCCTGAGATGTACTTCCATGGTGAAGAGATTAGTCTTGCAGTAAGAGCATTTACTCATGGTTATGATTTATACCATCCACATAAAGTTATAGCTTGGCACCATTATGGTAGACAAGGTAACCCCAAGCATTGGGATGATAAGAAAGATTGGAACAAATCTAATCAAAAGTCATACTCCAGGGTAAGAAAGCTTTTTGGTATTAAAGGTGAGAAGTTTGCTAAGGGTGAATGTAAGAGAAAGTATGGTTTTGGTAAAGAACGAACATTAGCTGAGTACGAGAAATATGCAGGAGTTCGTTTTAATGATAAATCTATCCAGCAATATACCCTCGATAATAAGCTTGCTCCTAATCCTGTTATTGAAAATAAGAAATCTTATAAAGAATCTTTCCAAGGCTACTTTAAGCTGTGTATTGACTTAAGTTTTGATCAAGTACCTTTAAACGATTATGAATTCTGGGCAGTAGCTTTCTTTAATGATAAGGGTGAAGAGGTATATCGTCAAGATGCAGATAAGGATGAGATAACTCGATTAAAGAATGATAAGGATGGCTATGTTAAGCTATGGAGATCCTTTTCAACAACTGATACTATTACAAAGTGGCGAGTATGGCCTTGTAGTGAAAGCGAAGGCTTTGTGGATCCAATTGAAAGTCATATAGGATGAAGACATTATTAATAACTTCTATTTACTCCAAGCTATGGGGTACTGATCTAGGTGGGCGTATTAGTCGTGAGCATCATTATAAATGGTCATTACTAAATATTCTCAATACAAAGCCAACTAAGGTTGTTTGCTTTACTAGTGAACAAGAATTACCGGAGCTTGAGGCATGGTTTTATGAAACACAGTCAGTTAATAAGGAACTATTAGAGTTTAGAGTCTATGATCTTTATAAGTGTGATCATTATGACCTAATACAAGCTAATAAAGATGTAGAGTTAGTAAAGACACAGGATAGGTGTCATGAGATACAATATATGAAGTTCTTTTGGTCAAGACTTATTGAAGATAGGCATGACTATGATAGAATGTATTGGATTGATGCTGGTCTATCGCATGGTGGTCTGTTTCCTGATGAATATATGATGGGGGATAAATGGGAAAGACATTTTCTTATTAACCTATTTACACCAGAGTTACTTGCAAGGTGGAATGACTCATCTAAAGAAGAGATTATTATGTTCTCAAAGAATAATGAAGATAGATACTTCTGGTCACAGACAATTCCCCATACTTACTATAATAAGTATGATAAATCAAGGCATGTTATTGGTGGTATGTTTGGAGGTACTACAAAAGCCTATGATGATCTTACAGACCGTTTTGAAGAATTGCTACTCTCTCTTTTAGATAAAGAAGAAGAGCTGTACCATGAAGAGTTAATCTTATCTTGTATGGCAGTTAACACTCCAGAAAAATATAACCTCTTCAAATTCGATGATTGGTATGCTCGTGAAGAATGGGCAAAAGATAACCTCGACAACATTTTATTTTACCACCTATTTATATGAACACTACAATAGTATCAGGTCTTTGGGACATTAAACGACATAATAGAAGCTTCGATCACTACATTGAAGCCTTTGAAAAGTTTTTGTCTATTGATAAGCCTATGTATCTCTATGTACCAGAAGAGTTGGAAGACTTTGTATGGCAATATAGAAGTCCAGAGAATACTGCTATTAAGGTTTGCAGCTTAGATGATGTTAAGAACATGTATGCACCTTTCTGGGATAAGACTCAAGAGATAAGAACATCAGAAGAATGGGTTAAGCGTGCAGGTTGGTTAGAGGATTCACCACAATATAGGTTAGAGTACTATAACCCTATTGTACAATCAAAGATGTTTATGCTTAATGATGCTTCTATCTTTAACCCTTTTGATACTGAGTACTTCTATTGGTTAGATGCTGGTATTACCAATACTGTTCCTGAAGGTCATTTAAGGGATGAACCTGTTTTAGATAGTTTACATAAGTTTACTACTGAAGATGAATTCATGTTTGTAGCCTTTCCTTATGAAGCTAATAATGAGATTCATGGCTTTGAATATCCTGCTATCAACAGTTATGCTGGTGATGATGTTAAGTATGTTTGTAGGGGTGGTCTATTTGGTGGTCATAAAAAGGTTATAGGTAAAGCTAATGGGGAGTATTATGCATTATTAAATACAACTCTCAATGATGGTTATATGGGTACTGAGGAATCTATCTTTAGCATTATGGCTCATCTTAATCCTTATACCTACAGAAAGTTTGATATTGAAGCTAATGGATTAATTGTAAAACTAACCCAAGACATTATTGAGGGTAATGCTAAGTTAGCTGAACTTGATGGTAGCTTTGTTAAGAATAGATTTAAGAAGGCTAAAGTGGTTCCTGATAACGTTACTAATGAGCTTAAGACAAACTTATACATGTTGACGTTCAATATGCCTGAGCAGTTGACTCATACTATCAATACAATGGTAGAGACTGAAGGCTTAATGACTCATCCATCTAAGTTTATCTTTGATAACTCTACTGATAAGGAAGCTATGAGAGCTAATCAAGCAATTGCTGAGATGCATGGCTTTGAGTATGTTAAGATGGAAGGCAATATTGGTATATGTGGTGGTAGACAAGCTGTTGCTGAACACTTTGATAAGTCTGATGCTGACTTCTATCTATTCTTTGAAGATGATATGACCTTTAATGGTCCAGATAGTGAAGGAGAGTTCTGTCGTAATGGTTTTAGAAAATATATTCCTAACATCTATGAGACCATTCACAAGATTGCATATGTTGAAGACTTCGACTTTTTAAAGTTATCCTTTACTGAGGTATACTTCGATAATGACAATCAATGCTCCTGGTATAATGTTAATGATGAGGTTCGTAAGGAACATTTCCCTGACTATCATAAACTTCCTGTTATGGGATTAGATCCTAACTGTCCTAAGACTGAATGGAGTACTATGAATACAATCGATGGTGTAGCCTACATTACCGGTGATGTATACTATGGTAACTGGCCTATGATTGTTAGTAAAGAAGGTAACAAGAAGATGTTTCTAGATACTAAGTGGGATCATCCACATGAACAGACTTGGATGTCTCACTTGTTTCAATTAACAAAAGAAGGAAAGCTGTCTCCAGCGATCCTTCTTGCGAGTCCTATATGGCACGATAGAATTGTATACTACGATGCCGATGAAAGGGTTGAGAGTTAACGAAGTGATGGTATCTTTTCAGCAAGCTTACGAGCTTCTTCAAGTGCCTTCTGTGCCTTCTTAGATGGAGCAGTAGATGCTTCAGAGATCTCTTCAAGAGCTGCTACAAGCTTAATAATTGCTTGACGAGCTGCTTCAAGTTGTGGTGATCCAAACTCACCGTCACCTTTATCAGCTCCATTTACAGTTTGCTTAATAATGCTGAGAATGGATAGGGTACTGTTAATTTGACCACGCTTATATGCAGGGTGGCCTCCTGGCTTACCGTCGAGTTGTGGCTTGTCTAAGTATGATGATTCACTCATACATATATTTACTCCTATATAGGGTTAAGTCAACTACCCAAACAAGTCAAAGAGTTCAGTCTTGACATTCTCAGTAGGCTTACGAATAGACCAACCAACACTATCATAGAAGCGAGCAATAGACTGGAAGAGAATCTTATCAAACATCTTCTCATAGTCGATCTTGAAATGCTCATTGAACTCCTCAGGCCATTCATACTTAAAGCCCATAGAGTTGATACCATACTTGTTAGGAGTCTCGACGTACATGAAGCGAACCTTATCACCAGAAGCTAATGACTCATACTTGTTACCAGTATTAAGCTCATCACACATACGATTATAGTAATATGCAGACTTAGCATGAACAGGCATACCCTTAACAGTCTCCCAGTCGCGACATTTTACAGCACGTTCTTCGTAACCCTTAACACCCATAACGAAAGCAATCTCATCAGGACTTAGAGTCTTAAAAGTCTCATATGCCTCATTGAAGATCTTATTAGTGGCACCCAAGTCCTGAGTAGTAAGCATAGTCTCGATAATACCTTTAGCATAAGGCTTAATAGCATCAGGCATAGTAGTACGAACGACCTCAACACCAGTATACTTGAACTTATTCTCCTTGATGCCCTCATCGTCAAGAATATGCATAACATAACGCTTCTTCTGAATGAAGGTAGCAACGTCAGCAATCATCTCACGCTTGAATACGAAGCGAGGGTCTTGAGTCAATAGAGCCTTACGAGCCCAACTAGTAATACCTTCGTTAAGATAGTCCTCAATCTCTTGAATCTTATCATACGTTTCTTGATGAACAAGAGCATCGTCTTTTGACTCCCAGAACTTAACACCGTTATCAATCAAAGGCTTGATAGAGATATAAGATGAGTCAGTATCGTTATATACAATACACTCTTCAAGATCACGCTCAGAGATATTATCAGAGCCTACTTCATCACGCATAAAGTCCTTAAGCAACTCATTCGAATGCTTAATAACTGCCTGACCAGTTAGAGTAACACTAGCAGCAATATCATCATCACCAATAGGAGCATTCTTGTTACCCATATAACCATAACAAGAGTTAATCAGAATCTTGATAACCATTTGTTGGGTATTGAGACGCTCAACTTCGTACTTGAGGTCGAGGTTGTTGGGCTCTTTTTTGAGCCTTTGCATGTTCTTGAACAAGCCTTTCTTAATCTCAACACGCTGGTTGTAATAGTACTCAAGGAACTCAGGAATAATACCTTGCTTCTTCTGACTAAACAGGAAGCCAGCTTTTGATAATGCACATTCTTCATCTTTAAGGAACTTTACAAAGTCAGGCTTCGACAGTTTAAACAACCTACCTGATGTATGCTGAATAGTAATCTCATCATCGGTATTCTTCTCAATCTTACCCACCTTAGTTTCAGGAGAGGTATTAAGAGAGATCATAACGTTAGGGTATAGAGAGTTAGCATCAAAGGAAATAATGTTCTCCTTGAACCCACGTTTAGGTTCTGCAACATACGCACCAGGATTCTTATGATCCTTGTTACCACTACGAACGAAAGTAGAGATAACCTCACCACGCTGACGAGCTCTTACGGTTAGTGCACCATTAATAACACCAATAGTACCCATTGCACCTTCCATTGTAGTTAGACCAACATATGAAAGCATACGTAGTAGAGGAATGTACTGAAGCTTCTCCTCAAGCTCGACGAGAAGGTTAACATCCTGAACGTTGTAGTCAATAAACTTATTCCAGTCCTGATCAGCAAGTTCATGAAGAGCTAAGCCTTCATAGTCAATCTTCTTCTGACCTAACTCAAGCTCACCAATAGAGTCAAGCTTGTATGAAGGTCGTAACTTAAGACAGAAGCGCTTATACACGTCGAGGTAGTCAAGATTAGCAACACCATCGAAGTAATAACGTTTCTGCTCACGACCAAAGCTACCCATACGCATACGGAAATAAACATTACGTAAAGGTGAAAGACGATCTACATACTCTTGACCTAAGATACGCTCCATACGATTAACGATGTATGGAATATCGAAGCCTTCAGAGTTCCAACCACTAATGATATCAGGATGCTGCTTCTCAATATACTTAAGGAAGGCTAGAAACATCTCACGTTCAGACTTACAATAGTGGTAGATCATATCATCACGACCTTCACCAGTATACTCATGAATACCAAACGTATTGAACTTCTTACTAAAGTTATCCCAGACAGTAATGACATTACAAACATGAGTAGGGTCATCTACATCAGGGAAGGTATCAACAGAGTAGGTCTCAATATCAATAAAGCAGTACTTAATGTCATGCTGGTTAAACTCAGGCTTCTCATTCTCACCACCATAAGCATCTAGCAAGTATTGCTGTACTGGAGGAGCATTCTCGAAAACACGTTTAACACCAGAGTCCTGCAGGAACTTATAACGACCATAACCATTCTGAAAGGGGCGTTTCTTAACCTTCGTACCAAAGATAGAAGTCTTCTCACCTCGAGGATCTTCTACATAAAGGTAAGGCTCAAAAGATACTTCACGACGAATACGATCACCATCTTCACTCCATGCGAACTCAGTAATCGTACCTTCGCGGCCGTTATAAACTACATTCCTGTACATCTAAGTCTATTATAGGATAGTTCCTTATGGATTCCAGCGCTTAAGATACTTACGAGAAGGGTCTCCATAAGGAGTAGTTAATGCTTCCATTCGACATCCAATGTTTTCATTACTCTCAAGTCGACGAGTAAGACCATACTCGCGAAGCTTACCAATATTCTGATAGTAGCGCTTACGATTCTTGTAGTTAAGAATCCAATCCATCTTCTCTTCAAGCTCTTCACCAGTCTTGAACTTAAGATCATCAGGAGCAGTTGAGTAAGTCTCCATATCTTGACACAAGCAAGGAATACCAAGAGTAGCTGCCTCAACGAACTTAATATCTGACTTAGAGTTATTGAAGTTATTCTCAGTAAGAGGGGCTACCATCAACTGAGCATTAAGACCAACAATGAAGTTAGGATACTCAAGAAGACTCTTCCACTGATAGAACTCAATCTTACCAGACTTAACTAAGTCTTCAAGAGGTGGTGGGTAGGCACCAACGAAGATCCATTGATACTTGTCAACAGTCTTACGAACAATATCATTAACATGACTGAAGTCGTCTTTACCACCATTCTTGTTACCTACATCATAGTGAGCACCAGAACCAGTATAAAGAACTCTTGGCTTACGCTTATTAGAGTCATAGTTCTGCTGAACCTTACTCCGATCGAAAAGATACCCCATCCAGTTATAAGGAACAAAATTAGGAATGACAGTTACATTCTGATTAGTAAGCTTAGATTGGAATAGCTTACGCATAAAGTCACAAGTAAGAGTAATCTCATCTGCCATGTCCATAATCTCGACACAGTTATCACGAACCTCTTGAGTATCGAAAGCAAACTTGAACTTATTATAGTCAGGAATTTCTTCACGGAAGACAACATCATCAACCTCATAGATAATCTTGAAGCCATGCTCTTGTTGAATCTTCTTAAGGTGCTTAGTAAACTCTACTTGCGACTTTGAAGCCTGACGTTGAAGAGTAACAGCTTTTACACCTTGATACCAACGAGGGTCAGCAACCATTGCAGTAGTACTTTGACTAATACCACGCTGAGTCATGTTAATAACATTCTCAGGCCAGATCAAACGCCAGTGACCGCATCCTGAATAGTCAGCAAGGTAATTAATAAAGCGGGGCATGCCTGCTTCACGAGGTTGAGGAGCTTTCTTAACAGGTGCTTGTGTTCTTGCACCAGGTAAAGGAGAGCCAAAGGGTTGTGGAAAAGGGTTACTACCAATCATCAAAGGTATTATATCCTATATCTCAAGATAATCAACTCTTTTCGAGATACCATTCTCCTTTTCCATGAAAATAACTTCACCAGTAACAGCCTTAATAGATTCCTTACGGTGAGATATAACAATCGAGCACTCATCTAACTCTTCAGTACGTTCCTGCAGAATAGAGGTTACAAGTTCAATACCTTTCTCATCAAAAGAGGAATCAAACAACTCATCATAGATAGCAATGTTATACTTAACACCACCTTGAAGCCTTCTCATATCAGAGAAAGTAAACAAACAAGCAAGGTCAATAGACTTACGTTCAGCTCCAGAGAAGTTATGATAAGAACAAATCTTATTCTTCTCGTTAGTAATCTCTTCCTCGAAGTATTCGTTGAACATACAAATAGAGTTAGAGTCAAGCTTACGAAGATAAGTAAGAAGCTTACTATTAAGTAATTCAAGAAGCTTATTAACAATGAAAGACTTTACTCCTTCTTCAGATACAACATACTTAACAATATCAAGCTTAGAAAGATCCTTCCGGAACTTCTCTACTTTATTCTCTACATCAGTAAGACGTTTATTAGACTCAACAATAAGATCATCGAAGTCAGTATCAGTACTTTCTACCTGCTTAAGATCAATCTCAAGTTCAGCCAACCACTCATCAAGCTGAGTAATACGTTGAGCAATACTCTTCTTCTCTTGATTAGCTACCTTAGCAGAAGACAACTCATTATTCTTAGCTTGAATAGCTTGTTGTACTTTAATCTTTACTTCATTAGCTTTAGCAACTGATTCAGCTACTACTTTGATCTCTTCACCAAGAGCAATAAGCTTCTGCTTAATAGTCTCTTTCTCCTTCTCCATATGCTCAACATCATGAGCATCCATAGGACGTAAACATACAGGGCAAGTATCTTCATCAGTACCAATCTTCTGATATGACTCTTTACTATGCTTTAACTCTGCTTTCTTAGTACCAGCTTCAACGTTACGTTCAGTAATCTTCTCATCAACAGTAACTAACTTACCCTTAAGCTCTTCAATATTAGTCTCAATCTCAGAAGTATCTCTATCTTGGAAGGACTCTAGCTTCTCCGTTAGTCTCTCTTTCTCTGAGAGGTTATTATCCTTTCTCTCTAAGTATACTGCTTTCTTATCAGCACGCTTGGAGAGAGTAGCCTCCTTTTGAGACACGTAGTTACCATTCTGATTCTTAACCTCTACTAAAGTAGCTTGAACAATATCATGCTCACGCTTAAGTTCGTTATACTCAGTTCTAAGTTGAGTTAACATCTGAGAGAAGACCTCCATACCAAAGATATCTTCAATAAACTTGCGCTTCTCAATCTTAGACTTAGCCATGAAAGGAACTGCATTGTTAACAGTCATGATAACGCAGTTCTGAAAGATAGAAGGGGTAGCAGAAGTTACATCACAAATGAACTTATTGGTATTACCAATACTATCACGAGTAACATCAACACCATCCTTAAAGAGCATTACCTTTGATGGGTTAAGGTGACGAATAACCTTATACTCATGAGTACTCTTACCTTGAACTACTTCAAAGTCTAACTCAACATGAGTCTTACCACCTGTAATGTTGTTTGGTATAAGATCTTTCTTCAACTCACGAAGAGTATCACCAAAGATAGCAAAGTAAATAGAGTCTGCAATAGTACTCTTACCAATCGCATTACGACGATCAGGTTTATCTTTGTTAGCTCCAGTAATAACATGAAGTCCCTTACTAAAAGACACTTCAACAGGCTCTTCACCAACCGAAAGGAAGTGCTGAATAGCTACTCGTTTAAAATTTACTTGTTTCATCGTTTGCAACGCTCGTATAAGCCAAGAGTATAATCGATTATAGACTTAGAATTATCTAAATCCATCGTTCCAATGAAATCTTCAATAGCTTGCTCAACGTCAACACCTGACATGTCTTCGATATCCTCACGATCTTGAAGGATTCGATTAAAGTTAATATCATAATCAACAGACAGCTGTTCTGGAGCAAACTTATTGAACACTCTAAGGAGGAGATCCATATCATCCTGAGAAATATTCTTATCTACTTTAAGCTTAACAATATTATTGTTTATTTTATTTTGTACAATAGGAGTTATATCTCCTTCTTCAACTAACTCACTAAGAAAGACTTTCTCATAGCGAGGTGAAACAGTATTCTCAAAGAATTCATACTCCATAGTATCAATGTCTAAGATATGGTAACCTTTACTATTACCAGCATCACCGAAATCCATTTGAAAAGGGTTACCACAATACAAAATAGTACCAGCACCGAATTGCTTCTCGTGTCTTGTATGAAAGTGACCACTAATAGTAAGTGGAGCCTTCTTAAGTAGGTCTTTTACTTTAACACCCTCTTCACAGAGTTTAAAACCAGTCATCTTAAAGGTCTCAACCTCGAAGTGACCTACAATTAAGTCACTCTCCTCAATTACACTTGTAGGAGTGTTCCATGGGCATAAAGAAATCTTCTTATCAAATGCTTCTAGAGTCTGATAAGTCTCTAAGATGGTTACATTCTTTCTATTCTTGAAGATAGACAATGAGTTAACATCAGTTCTATGCTTGTAATAGATATCATGGTTACCACAAATAGCGATAAGGTTAAAGTCAGCCATCTTATCTAAGATCTCAGCACTCACTTGAAGAGTGTTAACAGAAATCTCAGAACGGTTATGGTGCCAATCACCTGCAAAGATAATATCCTCAATGCCCTTCGCCTTACACTCATCGACAAACCAATCGGCCCATTCAAGAGCGTATTGATGCCACTTAGTGCAGTTCGAATGAACACCAAGGTGTAGGTCACTAAAGATAGCAACCTTAGACTTTTTAATACTGGGAATCATCATCAACAGGTTTTACATAAACAGTACCATGAGTGTTATCTGGGTTACTCATATACTCCTCATAAACCTTCTCCTTATAGGAGGTAATAGTAGCGTGGTGTTTCTTTTCCTTCTTGATACGGTTAATGAAAGCGTGATAAGCAATAGTAGTGAAGTATGAGAAAGGATTAGACTTAGTCTCAAACTTATACTTCTTATACTTCAGCGCAGCATACATCTTAATCAATGCATCACCGATCATGTCATCTTTGTAAGAGTAATTAATAAAGGATCCGTTATAACTCAAGCCATAAGCGATCTTTTTAATATTCTCAGCCAAGTCATCGGTCAAGACATCAGAGTCATAGTACTTCTGCAGACTCGCCTTGAACTCCTTAGGCTTAATATAATATTCTTCTTTAGCTGTTTTAGACATTCTACCTAATTATAGCCTACAGTTCAGAGAGATCAACTAATTTAGTTGAGTTAATTG